GAAATAAACAAGGTTGACCGCGTTTTACGCCGGCAGATTACTAAAGACATTCAGTCCGGCGCTGGTACTCGACTTGTGACTGCGGCCCGCTCGTTTATCCCGACCGCTAGCCCGCTTTCGCGCATGGTTAATGGCAACATGATTAAAGGCCGCGACGGCACCGGCTGGAAACGTGAGCGCGTCCTAGCTGGCATTCGCACCGTGGTTGGCAAACGTGGCCAGCGTGCCCGCACTGTAAGGTTCTCTAACGGCCGTACAGCCGATTTTAAGGCGACGCAATACCAGTTGCTTGTACTACAGCAACGTGACGCTGCCGGCGCTATCTGGGATCACGCAGGCATTAAAAATGGTGGCCAGTTTGTTACTAATCTTTTGGCTGAAGGCGAACACGTCGGCCCCGCAGCTGCCCCCCGCGCTCTACAACCAGCCGCCGAAAGTGTGTTACCTGCCGTCGAGGCTGAAGTAGACAAGATAGTGCAACGAGTTATGACTATTGTTAACCGTAATCTTGTACAAACTAGGACGCGCTAACCATGGCTATTAATATCCCCATCATTTCAAGCCTTAACACCAAAGGTTTTGACAGCGCCAAAAAAGAGTTTGCCAGTCTGCAAGGTTTCGGCGCTAAGTCCGGGTTTCTTCTACAAAAAGCAATGCTTCCCGCTGCCGGCGCGGTTAGTGCATTGGCTGGCGGTTTGGCTCTAGCCGCTAAAGCCGCTATTGCCGATGAGCAGTCCCAGAAACTTTTAGAAACACAGCTGCGCGCAACGCTCGGGCCTAACCAAGCGTTAGCTGACTCTATGGCCGACTTTGTAGACCAGACACAACTAGCAACTGGTGTTGCCGACGATGAGCTACGGCCCGCACTTGCCGGCTTAGTACGTTTCACCGGGGACGCAGCCAAGGCCCAAGAGTTATTAACACTCAGCATTGACGCGTCAAAAGCAACGGGTAAAGACTTGGTAGCAGTTTCTACCGCTATCGGTAAGGCATACGACGGCAATTTTACGGCACTAAAAAAACTTGGCGTACCGCTCGACGAGAACATAATCAAAACTAAAGACTTCAAGGCCGCACAAGAAGCACTTACCGCACAGTTTGGTGGCGCGGCAGCCGCTAACGCCAGCACCTATGCAGGCCGTTTGCAGATACTTAAAATACGTTTTGACGAAATGGTAGAAGGCATCGGTTACCGCGTGCTGCCAATGCTTGGGCAACTACTTGACTACGTAGACAAACTGATAAAGATTATGGACGAACGCGGCCTAGGCGGCGTTATCAGCGAACTTGGCGGAAAACTACGCCGATTTGTTGACCCATTTCAAGCAGTACAAGACGCAATAAGCCGCAACGTAGACGAGACCGACGGTTTTATAGACAAACTAAAACAAACCGGTGTAAACGTTGTCAACCTTGGCAGCGGGTTGCTCAATTTTGGGGGCAAGGTACTTGGACTTAACGTCAACCTTGGCAAACTTAAGACTGGCTTAGACAAAACAAACGACGGTTTAGCTCTTGCCTACGCGAACACGCGCGCATGGTCAGACACCATTTTGCAACTTGACGCAGACCAGAAACGTGCTAACTACCAAAAAGCGGTAGATATTGAGCAACAGCGTTTAGCAAACCTAGAAATAGCCAAGAGTACCGCCAGCACAGACAAGGCTTCAGCAGCCGCTAAACGCGCCGCAGAGGCCACAAAAAAGCACGCTGAGGCAGTACGCACACTGAAAGAGTCTTACGACAATGCGGTGCAAACAGTTAAAGACAAGTTCGCGCCCGCTCTTATGCGCGCCAATGAACAACTAACCAAGGCCACAGAGAATTACAACAACTTTTACAAGGCAACTGGCGACGTGGTGCGCGGCATATTTAACGTTGGCGACGCTTGGACTACGGCAGCCGACAGCGAAGGCGCCAAAACCTTTTTTGGTGTACTTGACGACCAAGCCAAAAAGGCTGGCGAACTTGCCACTGGCATAGAAAACCTTATTGCAGCCGGGCTAGACGACCCCGAGCTCTTAAAGTCAATTCTTGCCAGCGGTGCAGACGTAGGCCTAGAGATTATTAAAGGCTTACTTGCCGGCGGTAAAGCGTCTATAGACCGTCTGCTTGGTATCTCGACAACGATTAACGCAGCTGCCGACCGTATTGCGAAGTTGACTGCCGACAAGTGGTACAAGTCGGGTATTGACCAAGCCCAAGCGATAGTGGACGGCGTTAACAGCGTCATTGCTAACACTGAGTTTCTATTACGGTTTGCGGTAGACCCAACAAGCGTGGCCGCAATAGGCGAGCAATTAGATGCAGGCCTTGGCGCCGTATTTGGTGGGGCACCAGCACCCGCACCAATTACCAACCCATTTGGCCCGGTACTTGGCAGCATTAACGCCAGCCCAAATATGGACGGCAGCCGCGTGAGCACCAGCAACGTAACTATTAACGTCCAAGGCGGCGACCCGAACGCAGTAGTAAGCGCGCTACGTGCCTACATGCGCACCAACGGCAGTGTGCCTATTAGAGTAAGTAACGCGTACTAATGGCTGTACAAAGTTTTGTTGTTGACATAGAAGGCGCGTCTGGTACGCCGGCTATCACGTTGAGCAATGTGCAAAGCATTAACTTTAAGACTGGCCGCGAACGACAGTTAGACCAGTATTCAAGCCTGAGCGGCACTATTGTTGTACGCCAACCATCAGCGCCTAACTCGGTTATTAAGCCCGGTTCAACTGTCAAAGTCACATGGGACGACGGCGGTATATATCGCAGCCAATTTTCTGCCAGCATTTCTAACGTGCAATTTACTTACGGCATACCGTACGTTGGCACTACTGGCAACGCCGACTATTTGACCATAAGCCTCGAAGGCTATTTAGCGCGCTGCGGTAGAAGTAGCGGCGAAAACTACGCCATGGCAGCAGACACTATTTCGGCACAAACCGCAGCGGCAAGCACCGCCAGCGGGCTTACTATTAACTATTCAAGCAGCGGCACGGGGCCAGCCATGGCGGCAACAACCGTAAGCGGCACTTGGGGAGATTGGATTAACAGCGCTTGTATTACAACCAATGGACGTATGCGCGAGGCATTTAACGGCGTCTCGTTGTTTTCCCCATTTGGTGCACAGGTAGCAAACATTAATTTTAGCGACACGACAAACAACGCCAGTTTTCAAGTGTATGACAACATTGAGTTTGCTAGTTACGCCGACAACTTTTATAGCCAAGTAACTGTAGACCCGGAGTCTTTTGCAGCTCAGACGGTGCAGACAGGCGTTAAGCCATTTCGCACATACACAGTGAACACGCTTAACGCGTCTACAGGACAAGCCACTGACTACGCCAACTATTTGCTTAATAACTTTACGGCAGCGCCATTGGCCATTTCGTCTTTTTCTTGCTTAGCCAACGCTCAAAACTCTTTCAAGTTATGGAACCTAGCCACTAGCGGCGGTTCTCTAGAAATAGGCACTTGTGTAGGCGCGCAAGTAAGCGTGGCTTTTCGTGGCACCACCTACCAGTGCATTATTGAAGGCGCAGCGTTTAGCGCGGTACCCGGTGAGGCTCGATACACCTACTACGTTTCGGCCGCCGACCTTAACGCTTACCTAATCCTTGACAATGCTACTTTTGGCAGACTTGATTTTAATAGACTGGGGTACTAATGGCTATAAATGCAACACCGTTTACGACTGGGCAAGTCTTAACTGCAACAAATGTCAACAACCTGCCAATGGGCTTCAACGACAACGCCGGCGGGACTGCCACTACCGCGATTGTCGCTGCTACACCGCTTGCCGTTTTATCAAAGTCATTTACAATTTATGCAGGCCGCAGATACAAACTATCTGGTTATGTTGGCTGGCAACCATCAGCATTGTCGGGCGGCAACGCCATTTACTTTACTCAAACATCTGGTATATCTAAATTGTTTTGGTATCGCGGCGACCAAATACCCGCTAACTTTCCGCAATACCAAGGCGGCTCATATATTACAACAGCGACCGTGTTGGGTGTGACTAGTGGCAGCAGCGCAAAAACTTTTACACTTTACATACGTTGCGGCGGAGCTGGTTCATTAAACACAAACCCCGACGGAATAGTCGGAGCCGGTTCAGCAGAACAACTGTTATGGATAGAAGATATGGGCAACGAATGATTTGGCGGGCTAGTTTTGTGGCACTTTTACTGGCGTCAATACTTGTGGCTTGTTCAGACCGTGAACGCGTTAACTGCCCGCGCACAAAAAACAAGGCTTTGCGCGCTGAAACCGCAATAACAGTAGACACCGTAATGCTGGGCAGCACCCGAATTGTGCTAGAGGACAAATGCCTATAATTCCGCCACCGCGCCGACCCGAAAGAATGACTAGCGAAGAAATTAAGGCGCGTCTAATCTTTGTTGTTGCGTGCGCGTTGTCTTTAACTTTTGTGGTAGCCACCATGTCACTTATATACGGACTGCTTTTTGTGACCCAGCCGCTCGACGTTTCGGATAATGACAAGTCGGCTTGGGCCACGTTACAACCGTTGCTCTTATTCCTTACCGGCTCACTCGCTGGCCTACTCAGCGCAAACGGTCTAAAAGACAAACCGAAAGGCAAAACCGATGAATAACGACGACAAAAAAGGCTTACTAAAAATTGTGCGGCAAGCCATATCCAACATTTTGCACCGTATCGCCGACATAATCAGCAGGCCATAATGTACCCAACGCAGAAAATTAAAATGCCCAAAGACTTAGCCGGCCACAAAAACGGGCAACTACCAGACGAGCTACTAGCACCCGTACCCGGTGGCAAACTGCACAAGACTGCGGTACGCAGTTATAAGCACATGCTTAACGCTGCCAAGGCTGACGGCGTAACACTTGCCCCAACGTCAACAGTTGACACTTACAGGCCGTATAGCGTCCAGTACAACGCGTTTATGCAGCGTTACAGCCCCAAACCGACAGACGACACTAGAGGCATTACGCGCACATTTGAAGGCAAAACGTGGTATTTAAAAAAAGGCATGGCACCATGCGCGGCACCCGACCCGACAGGCGTCAAAGGTTCCAACCACGGTTGGGGACTCGCTGTCGACTTCGCTAACTGCACCGGCAAAACCTTTAACTGGCTTATCAAAAACGCCAACCGTTTCGGCTGGTACATAGGTACAGGCGACCCCAGCAAGCCCGGCTTTGAGTCATGGCATTGGGAGTATGTGCTTGGCAACGTGTGGGCACCACCCACCGAAACCGTTACAACATAAGGCTTTTAGCGCAAAGGCGCGCAAAGCCTCAACAACACCATTAAGGTTTTTACCTATCCCGACGAAAGGCAGAAACTATGAAACGACTACTTGGCGTACTCGCCACAGCTGCACTACTCATGCCGGCCACACAAACCAGAGCGGCAGTAGAACCAAACTGCAACCGCTACAAACCATTGGCGCTAGAGGTTGGCTGGCACAAAAAAGACTTACCACGGCTAATGCAAATATGTTTGCGCGAGTCCAAAGGCTTCGCCCGAGCTTGGAACCAGCGCGACCCATACACCGGCTCATACGGCATCATGCAAATAAACGGCAGCAACAAGCGGTTTCTTGTTGAGTCTGGGATAGTCCGTAAAGCCATGACCGAACTATGGTCACCCCGCAAAAACCTTAAAGCCTCATTGGCATTATTTAAGCGCCACGGCTGGGCACCATGGAAAGGCAACAGCGCGCCAAAAATTGTGCTATGTTGCACCCGTTAGTTATTTTCAACCCGACTAGAAAAGAGACAACAATGGTAAACCCGACTGACCGTTTAGACCAAGCACTAGCAAACCTATGGGCTGGCACTCGACCTAAAACAACAGACGTGCTGGTACGCAACTTGCGCGCTCACGCTTACAGCTACGCAATGGACGACCCAAAACTCTGCGAAGACCTACGCCAAGCCATCGGCCGGCTAGAACACCCCAGCGCGCTAGAACCTAAGCCACAGAGCATCACAGACCGTCTAGACGACATCAGCCAAGAGCTTTACGATGCCGGCCACACTGGTTTAGCCGAACAAATAAACGTGCTTTTCCACAAAGTAGAACTAGCGATGCGCGGTGCAAAATGAGAACCATTGCAGGCGTTTTTGCATTTGTTGGCGTTATGGCAGTCTTTACGCTGGTTACTTTGTGGGCTGCAGACTGGATACAAAACTATGACGAAAGCGGCAGGTACGAATAATGGCTTTTGACCTTTCCGAGTACGTAGACTGCAAGACACGTCTTAAGCAAGCGCTAAAGGTTTTTCCGCAGCTGCGCATTGTTGAGCACAGACCAGAGATAACCCAAGTGGGCGACCAGTTGTTTATTGAATGTTCAGTAACCGTGAGCCGTGACCCAGACGACCCGATACCAGTAACCGCTTACATTTTTGAGCCTTACCCGGGCAAGACCACGTTTACTAAAAACTCTGAGCAGGCGAATGGAGCTACCAGCGTTTTGGCGCGCGCATTGGGATACCTTGGGTTTGGAATAGACAAGTCCATTGCCTCTAGCAACGAGATTTTAGGACGGCAAGAAGGCGCAGACGACGACCGCAAACGTGTGGTAAGCGTTGCGCGTCCAACACCAGTACTGGAAACCCGTAGAGACGCGCCAACTTCAATTATGGGGCCACGGTCTAAAGAAATAGGCGAGGCTCGACTATCGGCCCGCGAACAAACAGATGCCAGCAAACCAAGCAACGGCGGTGGCGCAACCCCAAACCAAATTAAAATGCTTAAAACAATGTGTGCAGAACGTGGGCTAGATTTTGACCCCGAAACACCCATGACCTACTCAGAGGCAAAAGACATGTTCCTTGCAATTAAACCGATACCAAAGGTTAAATAATGCACGCCGACGACATGCCGGCAGAGCAGGCACTATGGGCATATTCAAGCATGCTGTACGACAGCCAACTAGAGCGCGACAGCCTGCGGCGCGAACTGAACATTGTCATACAGCAACTGCTCGACTGCCAAGGCGACTACAAGCGCTTAGCGCGCGACTTTGAACGCATCGCAAATGCCGTGTTTTGCCCAGACTGCAAAGCAGCTGACGATGCCAAATAACTATGCTGGCATGACTGAAGCCCAATTTTTAAAGCAAGTAGTAGCAGTGGCTAAGCTGCGCGGCTGGTTGATTTACCACGCCAAACCGGCACAAGTGGGCGAGCGTTGGGCTACCCATTTCCAAGGCGATGCCGGCTTTCCTGACCTTGTGCTAAGCCACCCAACTGGCGGCCTAGTGTTTGCAGAGCTGAAGGCTGGCCGTAACAAGCAGAGTGACGCACAGCTGCGCTGGCAACGGTACCTACTTGAAGCAGAGTACGAGTGTTACTGCTGGTACCCAAAAGACCTAGACGCCGTTATAGCGCGACTGAGCAACATATGAGCAAGGTACTAGTCACACTCGACTACGAGGAACTGGAATACTGCGCCATTAGTGGTGCGCGCCGAAACATACGCGCCATGCAAAAAGACCGCAAACCTAGAGACAACACAAGCTACAGCAAACAAAACTGGTGGCAGTCAAACATCACTGGCGTTATTGGTGAGTACGCAGTAGCTAAGTCATTGGGCGAGCATTGGCAAGACCTAGAGGCAGACCGCGGCGGTTTTGACGTACTGAGTTATCAGGTGCGCTCAACAGAGAACACCAGCCCCAAACTTGCAGCGCGCCCGGGCGATGACCTAAACCACATATACATACTGGCGCAGGTTTATAAATGCCGGGTACTAATCCACGGTTGGGCTACTGGTTACGACATAAAACAACTAGGCGCACAAGAGCATGGCACAATACGCCTGCACCATGACATGCTCAACGACATGTCGTTATTGTTACACCCAACTATTTACACGTCACAAGTCCGAGAATGGGAAAGGCCCGACTACCAATGAGCACCACAAACCGACCCCGCATGAGTGAAGCCGACCGTTTAGAGCTGCGCGCATTGTTCAGCCAACTTGCTGACCTGCAAGCCAACGAGATACTTGAACAACTAGAGCACCAGCCCCAGCAAGCCAACGGTCTAAAGCAAGACCTATGGGGTCTACAAGCGCGTCTAGACGACATACACGCCGACGCCAACACGTAGGCCATGAACGTACAACTAAATAATGCTGGTACCCGGTGCGTCTCGCTGGGCTAAGTCGGGGAATTGAGAAGCCCAGCCAGCACTCATGGCCGCGTATGGGTTTGCACTATGCCGGCATAACACACGGGAACGTGGGTAGAGCGTCATGCCTTAGAGCTGACGTGCAGCGTCCAAACG